ATTTCAACGTCTGAGACGGCCGTTACGGGCTGTCCTGGTAGGAACAAGCGGGTAGCGGCTACGCCTTCCAGCGCCACAGTGCTGATCACTTCGCTGATGGGGCAACCGGCGGCATCACGGACGATGGTGGATGCGACCTCAAGATAGGTGTTGACGACAGTCGTTTCTGACGGGTCTACGGTCACACCGCGTGCTGTCAGGTCAGCGATAGTCGCCAGCGGGGCAATAGCCATCGTCCGGCCCCCTTACTTGGTGGTGGAGCGGGCGGCACGTCTAGCCGGGGGCGCCTTAGGTTCCGGCGCGTACGCGTACCCACGCTGTCCGTCGCCGACAAGACACGCGGCTACATCATCCGGAATTTCGTTGGGTAGTCCGTTGGGACCAATGACAACTGCCAACGGTCAACCTCCTAGGTTCAATTGAGCCAGGGGGCCGCCCGGTACCGAAGTACCGAGCGACCCACACAGCGAGCGATTAGATAGACGTCCAGCTGACAACGGCAGTTGGGCGAACAACCTTCGCGCCGTAGACGTGCAGACCACGCAGACGATCAGCGAACTTGTCCGTAGCGCGCATGGCCTCGGTCTTCTCGATCTGAGAGACGTAGGCGACGGCCGGACGGTAGAACCCGAGCACCTGAGGCTTAGCGGTAACCGGCAGGTTCTCGGACGTGAAGATGTCGAACCCGAGCAGACGGCCTAGGGAAGCCTCGCGTAGACCCTGAGTGTCGCCGGACACGTCAACGTTGGTCAGCTTGGACGCAGCGCTAAGTAGCAGCGCCTCGAACTCAGCGTTGACGACTAGGACCCGGTTCGCACCCGGAACCTTGTTCTTCTGCATGGTCTTGCGAACCGAGCGAATCAGGTCAAACGCAGCGTTGCCATCGGCCAGAGTCGAGGCAGTCAGCGCGGTACCGGCACCGGTAAGCGCCGTCGAAAGGATGAACTTGTCTGCATCCTCGGCGAGACCCTCACCAGCGGAACGGGTGTAAGCGTCCATCGAGCCAGCGGCCTGCGCCCGGTCGATGTCGTCCACGTAGAAGTCAAAGGACTTCTCCTGATCAATGAGCAGGTCCTGAGACGTGGTCGAGACAGCGGACGCCGCCGTGACGCGGGACGCTGCCTTATAGTCCGTGATCGCGATAGCAGTAGCGGTATTGATCTTGACCGTGTTGCCCGCCGTCGCGTTGCCCTCGTACTCACGGTTGGTGAGGGAGGCAGCAACAGCCTGCTGACGGAAATCGGTTAGTAGGGACGCATTCCAGATAGCAGGAATGAAAGAAGTAACGGCCACGTGGGCACTCCGTTTCTAATGTTGAGCACGCCGGTCACGGTTGGCCAGCGCGAAGGGATTGGCTACTTGCCAGAAAGGAGGTTCTTTAGACGCCCCTCGCGCTTCGCCTTAACGATCGCTTCGGGGCTCATCTTGTTGAGATCCTCGTGGGTTAGCTGAGTGGGGCCAGATGCCTTGCGCGCCGCGCCACCATCACCGGTGCCCTGAAACCTCTTAGCCGTTGCGGCCGCTAGGTGGGGCTTTCGGGTTAGAACTTCCTGGATCGCATCAGCGATCTCGTCAGCGTCAACGTCGCCGTTTTCGTCAACCTCAAAGGCAGTGAGATCCAGGTTTAGAAGAGCGTCGGAAACGTCAGCGAACTTGCCAGTGGCAGCCGCCTTGATCTCCGAACGCAGAATGCGGGCATTGGCCTTAACCGTTGCCTCGCGTGCAGCCTGAGACTTAACAGCCTCAAGGTCGGGGGTTTCAGTGGACGCAGGCGCCGCAGACTCGGCTAGCTTTCGCTCAAGCTCTCGCCGCGTGTCACGCTCCGCCTTCCACTTAGCCTTCATCGAATCAAGAGCACGCTTACCGGCATCCCCCAGGGATTCGGCGCCCTCCGGAGTGGCGTCGGTGTCAGGGGTGTCGGTGTTCGTGGTCTCGTCAACCGTGATCGTCTCGTCAGCGTGGCTGTCGTCCGTGGTCACGTCGTTGTTTTCGGGCATGCTAAAGCGCCTCCATTGCGGGGGTTAGAAGTCCGGGCGTTGCGCCTCAGACGATGTAGCCGTGCTTTTTCAGCAACCGGAGCTGTAGCTCGCGGTCGTTCTCGGCTAGCTTCATGATTTCCTCGGGCATAAGCCGAGGCGTGCGGGAAATCTCGTAACGCTTCCCGGGTACCTTTTCGAAATCCCGTAGGCGCCTACCGGCAAAGCCACGCCGGGTAATGCCCTCAGTCGTGGCCTGAACCTTGTGACCGTACGCCGTAGCCGTGCCCATCCCCCGGCGCGCGTTGACCACCTGGCCTATGTCGGCGCCATTGGCGATTGCTTCCGCCCCAGCTTCGCCGAACGTCGAGATCCGCTCCGCCGTCGACATCTCAGCGAACATCGCCTCAGGCGACGCAGGCTTAGGCCGGTGAAACTTGGTCACCGGCTCCATAGTGCAATCACAGCGCGGGTGCCGCTGAAAGGCTTCACTGATGCCGTACTCAACCCCCGCCAGCAGGATGCAGCGCGAGCACGCCGGAGCCTCCACCACGCGAATGTAGGACGTGACAGCGGGACGTGCGATCATCCCCGTAAGGTCCGCTTGACGGCCGATGTCGGCAATCTGCGTACGCACCAAGAGATCCAAGAACGCCTGCCCCGACGCCAGCGCGTAGACCAGCGACATGCCGCGAGTTAGCGCGTTCACGGCCGTCCACGCCGGGTACATCAACAGGTTCGGGAGCGGGCGACCGTCAGCGGCAATACCGGCCAACATCTCAGGGACGATGCTCCCCTCGCTGTCGATTTCGCCGAGGATCTGAGCTAGGAACGGGTCGGCCGCACTCGCTGCCTCGTACTGCCCATCTGCGATCAACTCAGCGACTACCGGAACCATCCGGGCCCACGAGGCAACAATGTTGTTCTCGTCGACCCGGGACCAAAACCGGGCAGTCAGCCGTGCCACCCTGCTAGCCAGCGCACCACGGGCAACCTGGTGAGCAACAGCTAGCGGGGTGGCTGACATCACGTACTCATTTCAGTAGGTGCCTGCGGGGCGTGCGTCATCAGCGCAGTAGCTGCCGCGATGGGATCTAGCTGCGCCTCTCGCTCCTTCATCTTGAGCATGTCGACGATTTCAGTCGGGGTTAGCCCGTACTTGAGCGCGATCCACTCGAAGGGGAATCCGATCTGCTTGAGCTTGAGTAGCGCGTCGGCTAGCTGCGAGTGACTGCGCGATTCGGCGTCGGCCCAGAGAACGCGCCCACCAGCGATAGCGTCTGCCTTAGCGTCATTGCCCTGCGCAAGCGCAACCAGTCGGAACATCTCGCGTAGTGCCTGGCCGAACCAAATTTGCTTTTCTTCAACTCGCTTGACGAGACCCGTTTCAGCGGCCAATAGCGCATCACCGCTGATGTTCGTCATCTTGCCGGATAGGTAGTGCTGAGGCGTACGCGTCTGCGCGGCAATATGACCCACGGCAACCTCAATGATGTTGCTGTAAGCCTCAAGGTTTGCCGCTGTCCACTCGGTCACCTTGACGTCATCACCGGTGAAGAACATCACTCGGTCAACGGCAAAGCGTTCAAGGTCGACCGGGCGCGAACCAACAATCTGGCCGGTCTCGTCAAGAATCGGGACTTCCGGAACCTCAGCGCCCAGGACGATTCGCTGCGGGAACGACGCATAGTCAGCGGCAGTGAATAGCTGCGCCCACAGCAGGTTTACCGCATCCTGCATGGCAACCACGCCGGACACATCCGAAATGGGATCCTCGGCGAGCATGGGCCGGTTGGGCAGCTCCACCATCGGGACAACGCCCATCGGGTTTACCTGCGGGTTGGGCTCATCACCCATGTCGCGCAGGTCCCAAACCTTGAACTCTTCGTCAACGTTCTTCATCTGCGGCGTCTTGCCGGTCGGCGCGCTAATGGTCGCCTGCGTGAACTTCCAGACCTCGCCGGGGAGATACAGGGTCGCGTGCGTGGCGTTCCCGTCCTCCCACAGCTTCAGTGCCGCGCGCCTACGCCTACGCGAACCAGGCTCATACGCAATGATGCACTGCGCGGAATCCTCGAAGGTGACTTCCGGCGTCCCCTCGTCCTCCGGGTTACCCCACACCAGGACAAAGGACCGCCCCGAATTCACGGCGCCCAGGAAGCCAAGCTGCGAATCGGCGTCCAGCCCGTTGTGCTGCCAGACACGCCATGACTCGTCATCTGCTTCAGTGGATCCCACCGGCTGAATGCCATTCACTGTCAGGCGCTCTACCGGGGAATCCGACGTGACCTGTACCCAGTTGTCAGAGAAGTCTCGGTATCGGTCACCGTGGAACTTGCGGAACTGCTCAGACGCAAACGTGAGCTTTTGCGAGCCCCGGTAATAGTCCTTATTCCGCTGAATGGTCGGGCGCCGGTTCATTAGCTCAGCTTCCAGCGCGCAGACTAGTGCGCGTGCCTGCTCAAGGGTGGCCACATATCCTCCAATGCGGCCACGCCTTAGGCAGCCATATACAGCGGTTTCTTTTTCAGGAGTCCAGCGGCGACGGCATCCGAACGCGCTTCATGCGCGAGGACACTCACAACCGCTAGGTCAATCTTTCGGCGGTGCTCGGGCTTAGTGAGCACGTAGCGATCCGACGGCCGAGCAGCCATACGCGCGTTGAACATGTGGCGCTCAGTCTGCTTACAGCCGTCATGCGTAAAGTTGGAATCCTTCTTAATGACGTCCGTCTTGAGCCGCTCCGCCGCAGCGTGCATCTGAACCGGTCGGCGCGTGTGCCAGCGAATAATGCGACGCTCGCCGTACCGCTCCGCCCACTGGTCAACCTCGGTTTCCCAGTACGGCGGGTCGCAGTACATGAGCTTGACGTCATACTTTGCGAACAGCTCGGAGACCGCTGCGTCGACTTCCAGCCGGGGAACCTGTCCTCCCCACTCCGCCGGATCCCAGAACGTCAGACGGTTACTGGGGCCGTACGAGGGGGTGAACTGGAAACCTTCCATCGTCTCAGCGCGAATGCCGGTCCAGTCATCGGAGTCCGAACCATCGAACCCGAGCACGATCGGAACGCGTAGCAGCTTGTACGTGGATGGCTTAGGTAGCTCGCGATCGCTCGCGCGCGAGAGCCAGTGGGACGCCTCAATCCAGGAACCATGACCAGCGACCACCCGGTTACCGAAGAACCGCTCAGCCTGCCCGGGGTCGGTCTCTAGTAGCTCGGCGGCCTCAGCCTCAATAGCATCTAGGTCGATGTGTTCGCACCCGGCGTACACAGCGCGATGGATCTTCCGGCGTTCCGCCTTATTGCGGTAGCTCAGTGTCGGGGGAGCCTGCGGGAAGAACTTGTAAACATCCTCCGCCTTACCCTCGAACGTGCGCTGAGCCGTCGAGACTTCATCCGGCGCCCATGCGTTCGTCGTTTCCATCGACCGGCCGGACATACCAGCGAGACCACGACGCATAGTCTCAGCAACTTTGATCATTTTGTTAGTCGCTGAATACGTGCCGGTCTCGTCCTGAATGGCGAACGTGATGGGGTTACCGAGGCGCGATTGCGCGGACGATGTGACAACGTCTATTCGGCCCTCTTCGCCGACCTTGACGAACCCCTCACGGACGTTCATGACAGCGCCCAGCGAGCCATGCCGGATCATCGCCTTAAGCGGCCGGTAAACGTTCGCAACCTGATCTTCCGAAGTAGCGAGTAGCTGAATCAGCGGGGTCGGTTGCGGCAACGCCATGGGCTCATCCGGGGCGTAGTCATAGCGCCAGCCACACGGACACCCATGCTCGACACAGCGGTAATACTCGCCACCCTCAGCGAACCCGGCGAACACCGTAGGTCCGGCAGCTTCCGCCAGCACGATGGACGCAGCGAACGGGCCCTTACCGCTCTTCTGCGGCATGACCACCTGACCACGCCGGTAGATATACGCGGCGGAGCGCTGACCCAATTCGGCAGTAGGCCGGACCGTGTAGAAGTTGGCCGCTACCTCAACCTGCCAGTCGAGCAACTCGAAAGGCTCACCCTGGCGGAATCCATCGGGGATAACGGCGTGT